CACGAACAGCGGATGATATTGCACGTGATAATCATCGAGTTCAGTCTGTTGTTGTAAGTACAGGTTTGAAGGGTAAGCAACCTGCGGCACCAGATCCTGTGTTGGAGGCACCTAAGCCAGTTAAGGCTATGAAACCTGCCGAGACACCAAAAGTGGTGAAAGAAGTGCAGTTGCCGAATGGCGATATCATTGCCGGAGATACAAATGCAAGTTAAAGCATTAAAAGGTAAGGTCCTTGTAACAGATTTGGAGCGTGGCTCCAGACTTGTTAATGGTATCATTATCCCCGATGATAATGGCAAGAGCGAAGGCATTCGCCCACGCTGGGGACGAGTATATTCTGTGGGTGAAGACGTTACAGAAATTACTCCGGGACAATGGATTCTTATCGAAAATGGGCGTTGGACTCGAATGCTTAAAATCAAAGAGGATGATGGTTCACATACGCAGGTTTGGGGTGTTGAATGGCCTAAGTCTGTGATGCTTGTTTCGGATGAAGATCCAGAGATGAATATATTTTCGGAGTTTACAACTTCACATGCATTTTAAGAAAGATCTAAGAAATGAAAGAACTATGGACAGAAAAATATCGTCCGAAAAAGATCGAAGATTATGTCTTCAAAGATGGCAAACAGAAAAAGCAGATAGCTAAATGGATACAAGGTGGTGCATTACCACATATGCTTTTATCTGGCGCACCAGGTACAGGTAAGTCCACACTCATTAAGGTTCTATTAAACGAACTCAATATCGATCCATTTGATATATTAGAAGTTAATGCCTCAAAGGATAATGGTGTCGACTATATTAGAGAAAGAATTGATGGATTCTCTAGCACAATGGGTGTAGGAGATATCAAATATATCTTCTTAGATGAAGCTGATGGATTGTCTAAACCCGCACAAGGTATACTTAGAGGTACCATGGAACGTTATGCAAGTTCTGTTAGATTTCTATTGACGTGCAACTATCCACATAAGATTATGGATGCCATTAAGTCGCGTTGTGAAACAGGACGTATGCACATTGAGAAATTGGACAGGGATGAATTTGATGCCAAATTAGTGGATATATTAAGTAAGGAAGGTATTGAATTAGATTTCGATGCTTTAGTGGCAATTGTTGATAAGACATATCCCGATTTGCGTCGCGGCATTAGTATGCTTCAATCTAATTCGTTTGGTGGTAAGCTAGTTGCTCCAGATATAGATTCTGAAGAAACAGCAGACTATAAGATTGATATGATTGCATTATTCAGAGCCGGCCAATTTAAAGAGGCGCGCCAGCTTATATGCGAAAAGGTTGGTAGAGAAGAATATGAAGAGATGTATACCTTCTTATATCAAAATATAGAAATATGGGGTGAAGAGGACGAAAAACAATGTAAGGCCATTCTTGTTATTAGAGACGGAATGGTAAATCATGCTTCTTGTGTTGATGTTGAATTATGCCTGTCGGCTACATTGGTTGAATTAGAATGGATTGCAAAAGGAGTATTATGAGTAAAGAAAAAGTTTTTATTGTTGTATCACATAAGCACACACCTAAGAAGGGTGCTAAGACCGGTGCTGCAAAAAGTTCCGAAACACAATGGGAAGTTACAGAGACAATTGAATTTGTAAATCAACTCAGGAATAGACATATTAGTATGTCTAGTGCTATCGGCGATTACATCAACAGAAAAATGTTATCTGGTGAACGTCACGGCATGGGCGATTATGATAAATTTGAAGCTTATGTAAGAACAAAGTATGAAAAACAAATGGCAGAACTTGATACAGCATATAGGGCAGATCAGGTAGTCGTAGAACAGAGTCCCGAAGTGTTTTCTGATTCGTTTGGTAACATTCGAGCACGTACGGTATTTGACCATGCCTAAAAAGAAAATTATTCTTACAGATGCCGATGGGTGTCTAGTAAATTGGAATGATGGCTTCAATAAGTTTATGGCCGAACGTGGTATGCCACAATTGCCCGATACTGATCATGAATATAGCTTGGCAAACCGACACGGTATTTCCATGCAGAAAGCTGGAGCCCTTATTAGGGAATTTAACGAAGGTCCGTGGATTTCAGATCTAGAACCGTTTGCTGATGCTGTTGAATATACTCAGAAGCTAGTTGATAAGGGTTTTAGGTTTATTGTTGTTACAAGCATCAGTTCTGCACCATCTGCAAAACATTATAGAACTGCGAATCTAACTAGACTATTCGGTGACATATTTGATGAAATTAATTGTATTGAGATGGGCGCAAGTAAAGCGCATATTTTAACCAGATGGGAAGACACAGGTTATTTCTGGATTGAAGATCATATGCGCCAGGCCGAAGCTGGTTATGAAGCTGGATTAAAAACTGTACTAATTAACCACCCGTATAATTCGCACTATAAAACAGATCTATTCCCTACGGTGAGTTATACATCTCCCTGGAAGGAAATTCACAACATGATATGCAAGGAATATAATGTCTAAGAAAATTTTAATAATGGGTCTCCCTGGTGCAGGTAAAACAACATTAGCAATTGCACTCAAGAAATATATTGAGGAAACAGCACTTGCCAAATTACCTGAAGAACTCAAATCGGATCCAGAGATGGTGCAAGCATTTGAACGTACAATCAATATGTTTAATGCAGATGAGATTAGAACACGATTTAATGATTGGGATTTTAGTCACGATGGCCGAATTCGCCAATCATTGCGTATGGCGGAATTTGCACTGAAATCTATATCTGATTTTTCAATAGCAGACTTTGTTGCACCATTGCCAGAGATGCGTCATAATTTTAAAGCTGATTGGACAATCTGGGTAGACACAATTACTGAAGGGAGATATGCAGATACAAATAAAGCATTTGTTCCACCCGAACAATACGATTTTCGTATTACCGAACAAGATGCTGATAAGTGGGCAGAATTTATCAGCAATCATATCTTAGAAAATCGTCGTCGCCCAGTATTTAATTGGCAGAAAGAAACTGTTATGCTACTAGGAAGATATCAGCCTTGGCATCAAGGGCATAGGGCATTATTTGATATTGCTATTGCTAAAACAGGGCAGGTAATTGTACAGATACGAGATTGTCAGGGTTGGAACGGTAGCAATCCTTTTACTCTTAAACAAGTGGCAGACTATATTAGACGAGATCTCGACCCCTTATACCAGGGCCAATATGAAATACAAATTGTGCCCAACATTGTTGAAATTAATTATGGACGCGACGTGGGCTATAAAATAAACAAAATAGATCTTCCAGATGAGATACAACAAATATCTGCTACTAAAATTCGTAAGGATATGGGTATAGAATAAAATTGTTGGGACGATGGCACAATGATAAATACATTAAGGGAGAAATGTATGGACTCATTTGTATATCAATGGACTAATTTAACATTAGATAAAATTTATATAGGATTTCATAAAGGGATAGAAGGTGATGGATACATTTGTTCATCGGCATCTTCTATCTTCTGGGAAGATTTTCGTAATCCTCTATATTTGTGGGAAAGAAAAATATTACATAAAGGTATGATGGCTGATTGCCAACGTTTAGAATCTACGCTATTAGATAATTTAGATATAACTTCAGATAGTATTTACAACAATAGAAACAATCTTATGTTTAATCTTACAGATGAAGTACGAAAGAAGTTAAAAATTGCTGCCATTAAAAGAGCTGAGAATCCCGAATATCGTAAAGCTCAATCTGAAAGTGCTACATTGGCCTGGGCAAATAATCCATTGCGCCGCAAACAACAAGGCGATAAAGCAAAGATGCAGGTAGTTTCCGAAGAAACAAAAGAAAAAATAAGAATAGCACGATCACAACAAGTAATTACACCAGAATCTAGGATTAAGGCATCGGAGTCAATTAGAAATGCCCCCGATATTATATGTCCGAACTGTGGTGCGAAAGGTAGATATTTAGGAAGCATGAAAAAGAATCATTATGACAATTGTAAAAAAATTCGTAAAGAGTTGGGCCTTAAATAAGGGTGAGTCAGGTCTCCGCAGTCTGGTTAAAGCGTACAGCTACCGGATATGCGGAACTCTAACAACTATAACAATTTCGTATATAGTTACAGGCGTAATTACTGTATCGTTAGCTATCGGAGCAACCGAAATTATTATCAAGCCATTTATATATTGGTGTCACGAACGAGTCTGGAATAAGATTAAGTGGGGAACCGATAAATAGTATGTTATCGGAGAACATACTATGCCAACAGTAGAGACAGTTAAAAACAATATATTGAAAGTAGCATTCGGATCTATAGGTTCCGTTATTGCTATAGTAGCAGCATTATTTGCAGTGGATGAAAGATATGCCCATGCTGCTGATGTTGGGAAAGACAAACTTCAAACACAAGATCTTATTCAAGATACTTCACAGACATTACGTAGACAAATGTTGGAAGATAAACTGTTTGAATTAGATATGAAGAAAGCTCAAGCTAAGGATAAACAATTACAACCAGTGGATGCAGCACTTAGAGAAAGATATCAGCGTCAACTAGATCAAGTAAATATGTCTCAGACCAAGAATAGAAATCTGAATCAAGCATTACCTAGAGATTAATATCCAATAAAAAAGCCCCTTATGGGGCTTTCTTATGAGTAGATAGTTTTATTCATCCTCTCCGTAAACATCAAGCACTTCTGCAACAAGTTCATCACGTTCGATATGTTCTCTACCGAATGTGCAAACTGCCATAGAGCTCTTTCTGTTGGCCGCGAAGCGTTCTAGGAAATCCTTTAAACCATTCTTATCAAACCCCCGATCATGTTGACGTAAGTCACCTGTCAGTACCATACTGCTACCTTCGCCGATACGTGTTAATAACATTTTGGTTTGATCTGGTGTTGCATTCTGCATTTCATCAGCAATGACATATGCATGTTTGAATGTACGTCCACGCATAAATCCTAGTGGTGCAATCTCGATAGTGCCTTCCTCTAGCATTTTCTTTGTTTCCATTAATCCGTAATATTCTTCAAATACGTCAAAAATAGGGCGTGTCCAAGGCTCCATCTTTGCATTTAAATCTCCTGGTAAAAATCCATGTTTCTCATCAACGCTAACCGCTGGGCGCGTTAAAATAATCCTACTAACTTCTCCCTCGCGTAGTGCTTTAATGGCTCTTAGTACAGCAAGTAACGTTTTACCTGTACCAGCGGGGCCTACAGCAAATACCATTCTTTTTTCTAGAAGGGCTTCTACATAATTTTCTTGGGCTGTATTACGTGGGAGCATTTCTACTCTCCTATAATTCCTGTTGCCAAGTTTAACAACATTCGCAACCTGTGGGTCAGTGTGTTGATATGCTGTGCGAGAATGTGGCGCTGATTTGGCCACCATTTTGCGATTTTTGCTCAAGGTTGTGCTCCTTATTGAGTTATTTTTCTGAGTGGAAGGGCTAGTGGCCGGGAAGTGGCCGCCCAATGGAACGTCGATTGAATTATCGAGTGTATTTTGCATACAAGTTTATTTATATCTTTTCTATACTTGTGATTGATATAGAGAACTTTTTCTAAACTTTACTGATCTCCTTTATTAGTGATAAATATAAGATATGGACTACACAAAACATTATAATCTACTGATGGAAAGATCGAAAAATCGACAACTTAATGAGTATGTCGAACGACACCATATTGTTCCAAGATGTATGGGTGGAACAAACTGCAAAGACAATCTAGTAAGATTAACGCCAGAAGAACATTATGTTGCACATCAGTTATTGGTTAAGATCCATCCGGGACATCACGGACTTGTAAAGGCTGCTGCAATGATGTGTGTTTCAAGTTCGGGTCAGATAAGAAATAATAAGATGTATAGTTGGTTAAGAATACAATTTGCAGAAGCAAAATCTGAAATGCAAAAAGGTATTCCAAGGACAGAAGATACGAAAAGAAGAATATCAATGACACTCGAGGGGCATACAGTATCATCAGACACAAGAAAAAAGATATCTATAAGTAATACAGGTAAATCGCATTCTCAATCAGAAGAGACTAGACAAAAAATATCTATATCTTCTTTAGGGTGTATAGGCCGGAGATTAGGAAAGAAGAATACAGATGAACATAAGAGAAAAATTTCCGAATCTATAAAAGAGTGGCATAAGAATAGGAAGAACAATGGCTAATACTGATCTTGACAGCATAAAAACTACACTTGTGAATATATCCAAGGGTAATGATATATTATCTATGCTAATAGAATTCGAAAGAACTCTAGATAATGCGGAAATATTTGCATATAAGAATTGGATTCTGGGTGAACTAGTTGAAGGTCCGATTATCAGCAGATATTGGTTCAAGGTAGTTTTCATGTTTCCTTACAATATGATGCCAGATCCAAATGCTGGCCTGCGTCTTACTAAACTTGGTGCAAAAGTTAATTTTAGAGAAGGCGTATTTAAGAAACCGGTTAAAGTTAACGGTCCCCAAGATTGGGTTGATCCGCAGACGAAAAGAGCCAAAATGGCCGAACATGAAATTTGGCTAGTAACAATCGAACTACCACTAAAATATATCAATCGCGGTTTAGAACAGACTGATGATATTATTCAAAGAGATATTGAGGATACAAATGCTGAATTAGCTGATGCATTTGATCAAGAGCAGCCTGAGGAAGAACAGGCAGAGCCGCAAGACGAAACAGGAATGGGACCAACAAGTGACATGGCCCCTCCAGAGGATGAAGTATGAGCTTAAAGAATGGCGATCTAGCAGGTACTATACTGCCTGATGTTTCTATCGATGAGTTTGAGCCTAAAGCCGGAAAGGACTTGGAAGTTATTGTAGTGGCATTTTATCTCAACGACGAAGCACCAGCAGCAGACCTTAACACATTCATCCAACGAGGGTTTATCGACACCCTGGATGTTGAAGTAAGTCCCAATACAGATGAGGAAGGGCGCTATCTCGTCTTCGTCGAAATGTCGAGAGATGATACCTTTCCCAACAAATTTCAGGCACTCTTAAAAGATGTCGGAAATCTCAGTGGCAACATGGACTGGCAAGTTAAAACCTATTTCTCTGATGGACAAACGTTCGCTTATAACGATCCGGAACTATATAACTATGTTATTATAGATCCAGCAGATTATGTACCTAAGGATGAATTTAAAATGGTAGATATGAAAGAAGCAATTGAAGACTTTTTTGGTGCTTCATTGGTTGCAGACTTGACAATTGATGGTAATATTGTTACACTAGTAGGGAACGGTAGGAGAATAGTTGCCGAAGTGATTGATGTCGGCGATTATGATACTGTTATAGGAAGAAACTTTTTAAGCGAATCTGCTTTCAGAGTAGGACAGAATCCTTATGAAGCTAAAGTGCTATTAAGCATCTTAGGAAATTGTCAAGTTCTCCCGATCGGAAAATACCTTTGCGTTAATAATGATGACAGGGTAATGTTACTTAAAGATACACAAATAGCATATAGGAACTAATAAATTGGCTAAAGATAGAGATGACATGATTGTCACAAAAGGTCGCGTAACCGATGCATCGCCTGGTGCAAGATTTAAAGTTAAATTGGAAAACGGACACACTCTGAATGCCGTTATTAGTGGAAAGATTCGAAAGAATAACATCCAAATTTTGCTAGATGATCTAGTAGAAATTGAGATGAGTCCATATGACTTGAATTTGGGACGAATTACCTATCGCTTTTAGAAAGCATATCACATGAGCAAAAAGGATTATTACGAAATCCTTGGACTTGCAAAGGATTCGTCAGAAGACGAAATAAAAAAAGCTTATCGACAGCTTGCGAGCAAATATCACCCTGATAAGATTACAGGCGCTGATGGTTCGCCCGAAAAAAAGCAGGCTGAGGAAAAATTTAAAGAGGTCAAAGAGGCCTATGAAACTCTTAGTGATGTCGACAAACGTAGACATTATGATATGCACGGTCACGCAACCGATTCGCCCAGCCAACCACAATGGACCCATCGTACAAACGGTAATCCAGCACAATTCGAAGAGATGTTTAAAACATTCTTTTCGCAGAATAGTCAATTCAATGAAGGTTTCTTTGGTCAACCAAAACAACAAATTGTTCATATTGTAAATATTTCTCTAGCCGATGCATACACAGGCAGAACAATTAAAGTTGATCAATCGGCAGTTATAAATATCCCACGTGGCGCTAGATCGGGAACTAAATTTTTCGCTGATAATAAACTATATAGGGTTGATATACAACCACATCACAAATTCAAACGTGCCAATGATGATTTGCTTGTTGACATAGAAATTAATGCAATCGAAGCAATGATTGGTGTGGATGCTATACTTGAGCACTTAGATAGTGCTAAACTACAGTTTACAATACCCCCGGGTCTCCAACCCGGCCAAATAGTCAGGTTAGAAGGTAAGGGTATGAAGAATCCGGAAACGGATAGACATGGTGATATTTTAGTTCGTGTTACCATTACAATTCCGAGAACTTTGACCGAAGCTGATAAGATTGCATTGAAATCTTTAAGCCACAGATACTGTATTAATATTTAAGGAAAAAGATGACTAAAAAAGTAGAAAAGATGATTGAACGTGCAGTTTCGGTTGCAAATGACAACAATCACGAATATGTAACGCTCGAACATATCCTGCTATCATTGTTACATGAGAAAGATGTAAACGAACTTATACTTGCAATCGGCGGACAGCCGGCAAAGATTAAGACGGAAACAGTACAATTTTTGGGCGATCCTGCACTAAAGAAGCCAGATGCACTCAAAGACATACCGGCAAAACGTACGGCCGTTCTAAACCGTACATTCCAACGAGCACTAACACAACTTGTGTTCAGCGGCAGGAATGAATTAACAAATGAAGGTATCTTACTGAGCATCCTCGGTGAAGAAACTAGTCATGCTTATTATTTCCTGGGTAAACACGGTGTAACAAGGGAAAAGATTATTGCACATTTGCGTAAGGCAGAAGAGAAAGACGCTCCGGGTGAAACATTCCTTGATCAATTTGCTCGCAACTTAAACAAAGAAGCAGCAGATGGATCTATTGATCCTGTTATTGGGCGCGAAAAAGAAGTTATTGACACAATTGAAATCTTGGCACGTCGCAAGAAGAACAATGTCATCTATGTGGGTGAACCTGGTGTAGGTAAAACAGCACTTGCAGAAGGACTTGCACTTAAGATTGTCAACAAGGAAGTTCCGAAAGCATTACACGACAAGGTTGTGTATAGTTTGGATATTGGTGCATTGCTTGCAGGCACAAAATTCCGTGGTGACTTTGAGGAACGGTTGAAGGGTGTGCTTGACCAAGTCAAGAAACAAGGCAACTGTATTATGTTCATCGACGAGATTCACATGATTCTAGGTGCTGGTGCAACTACAGGTAGTCAGATGGATGCAGGCAATTTGTTGAAACCTATGCTTGCTAAAGGTCAATTGATGTGTGTTGGTGCAACCACATACGATGAATTCCATGAACACTTTGAAAAGGACAAAGCATTGCTGCGTCGTTTCCAGAAGTATGACATTAATCAACCATCGGCAGCAGAAACAAAACTTATTCTTAAGGGTATTGCTTATCAATACGAAAAGTTCCACGGTGTTACCTTTGAGGAGGGCGCAACCGATATGTGCGTTGACTTAGCTGATCGTTATTTGAAATCTAAGTTCTTCCCTGACAAAGCAATTGACATTATGGACTCTGCTGGTGCAATTTCTAAGTTGAAGGAAGAAAAAGTTGTTACAATCGATTGTGTTGTTCAACAAGCAGCAAAGATTGCACATATTCCGGCATCAATGATTGATATGAAAGAAAATACAGCATTGGAAAATCTTGCACCAAGAATGAAGGATAAGGTGTATGGACAGGATGGAGCAATTGATAAGCTTGTCGAAGCCATCTTTATGTCCAAGGCAGGATTGCGTAACCCAAGTAAGCCAATTGGTAGCTTCTTGTTTACTGGACCAACTGGTACTGGTAAGACGTATAC